TGTCCCAGGTACATGCGATTCAAGAGCTGTGTGGTCGAGCCCACCTTGAAGGGGCTTGACTATGTAGAGATGCCCCTCGTCTCCGAACTTTTCGTACGGTGGGATCACCGGGTCAAGGTCCCGTTGGGGGCTCCGCGTTAATTAAGATTTATTGAATTTTTAATTACAAATTACATGAATCTCAATGGAACCTGGAGAAGGTTATGAAATTTCACGTGGCTATTTTAATAATGTGGCGAGCTCTTCATCTTTCTCGTGTTTAAAGTCTCGGTCTTCGAAGTATTTCCAATCCCTGGCATTACCGGAAAAAGCAACGTCACCTCTCGTCATCTTCACCTTTTCATAGTATTCTCTTGATAATATCTGATAATGGTTTATTATAACTTTGTCATAGTCTTTGACTATAGGCTTTCGAGTTGGGTGATCGTGAACATCGAGACTGTCCGTCTCGGCCGTGTTCACGATCGTCTTCCACGGGCAGCATGTATCTGTCGGTTCGAACTTTTCGCGCCATAGAAAATTGTCGCGCACAGTCGCTGGATGCTTGTCGTGATCACTCGACCCAAACATCTTAAACTGGAGGCGCGCACCACCGACAGTGCTCGGATCGAGCTTCGATACATAGTCGCGCATCGTCTGACCCTTTGTGCGATTGTACATGAACTCGTCGGCGTCTATGACCGCAAGCCATTTCGCCTCACCTTTCGCCTTTTCACTGTATATCTTGTTGTAGTACTCCTTTTGCTTTGCCTGGCCTTCAAGGTGATAATAGGTCACAAAACCTTTTGAGACGTACTTGTCTATTATAGACTTTGTACCGTCTGTACTTTCGTTATCTATAACATAAAAATGCTGAACACCCTGCCAGATGTGATGGTCGAACCATTCCTCGAGTATCATATCTTCATTCTTCACTATGCACAACACGGCCAGTTCCCATTTCTTACCTGAATTAAAATAAGAAAAAGAAGGTTTTAAAATAATAATTAAAAATATTATGACGAGTAGAAATATTATTACTTCCATTTATAGATGTGAAGATTTAAAATAATACGTTGAGAGATCTTTCTATGAAATGACCAACCTCTGAATGATTTCCTATCAAAGTCTGTTCGTGTATTTCCTTGTAAGCGTCGATTTTTCTTTTTTGTATCCTGTCCCTTGTAGTGACAACAAGGCCTCCATAACAAACAGTGGGGAGTTCAGGTTTCCAGTCTCCTATATAAGTTTCGTACCAAGCCTTAAAAGGGCGCACCTTTGCTTCTTTCAACTTTGTACCTTCATAATCAATTAGTGTGAAGTTTTCATGAGATCCTGCATTCCCTGCATCACCTCCACATCCTTCTGTACCGGTTTTTATATATCTCTCGAGCTTTTCTTTACGACCGTGCTTATTAATAGGAGTCGGCATGAGTACAGCCTTTTTAGGAAAGTTTTCATAATTTGTTAATGTAAAATCTAAATATGTATGCGATTCACGACCAACATTTGCAAGAGGTCTGCACCATATACCGTCTGGAACGTGTTTGCAAAAGTTACATTTGTCAAAAACCATTAATTTAAAGTTGTTTTCTTTACAAATTTCATTCAAGTCACGAGCGTCGTGCTCAGCACCACATTCAGCGGCGACAATCACGTCTTCATCACCAACCTCGTCGCCTTTCGTCTTGAACTTCATCTCATGCTTTTTGAATTCTACGCCGTCCAGTGCGAGCTGTATGGCAAAGTTGCCGTTTGTATTCGCATCTTCGACAAAATAATGTCTAGATAGTTTCAGTGCATACGGAGGATTGTCTTTGAGTTTATTCTGAAGTGTGATCTCAGAGCCGTTCACGGATCTTTTGAACATATGAGCCTCACCAGGGTCTTCGCAGCAAAGGTAAGGAACTTTTTCCCATTCATTTTTAAATTCAGAGTCGCTGTCGAGTAGTTCCTTAAATAGAACATCCATCCAGTGGTACGGACTGGCATCTGTATTCGACGCCCAATAGTCGTCGCATGCCTTTTTCCATTTTTGAATTATACTCGACTGAACTTGTGATATTATAAACCACGACGCTGGGCCTGTGCAGCCGTCCCTCCCGTGCCACATCCAGAACCCGACCGGCCGGACAGCGTCATATATCCAATTGTCGAGTGACGCCATACAGAGCATAGTCGAGTCAGCCCACACACCTCCGTGCTTGGCCAAGAGGTGCAGCCGTATCACGTCAGACTTTGCGGCGTCGGTCGGAACGTCATCCAAATAACTCACGTCTATATACGTCTTGAGATTTTTAGAATCTACCAATTCGATATTCCACTCTGGGTTGTACTTTTCCCATGACTCCTTGACCTGTTGGATAAGTTTAGGGGCAGAATCCCACCCCTGGAGCCACAGCAGCCATACAGTCTTACCTGGTATCTCGGACTTGAATTCAGACTTACTCGATCTAAACACTAGAAATAACACGAAAAGTAAAAGTAAAGTAATTATTATGTCCTCCAACTTCATTAGTAGTATATTACATTAAAATCCAGCCCTTGTTGTCCAGGCACCATGCAACAACTTCGTTGATGCGATCCCGGATGCTCAACGAGGGCTCCCACCCTGCCGAACGAAGCCTGTCACCAGACAGGGCGTACCGAAGGTCGTGCCCGGGGCGGCTCGAGTGAAAGTCGACCAACTCATAGTTTAGAGGCTTGCCAAGAGCGTCTGCGATACACTGTGCGAGCTCCAGGTTCGTCGTCTCCTCCTTGCCGACGATATTGTATTTGGGGCAGAAACCAGCCTTGTGGGGCGTCTCGTCGTGCATAACAAACCATATGGCACTGACCACATCCTCAAGGTGGATGTAGAAACGGCTCCCGGGAATAGTCTTGGTACTGTCCGAGTGAATTTGTATAGTTTCATCGTTCAAAATCTTGCGAATGCACAAAGGAACAAACTTCTCGGGGTGCTGACGAGGGCCAAAGAGGTTCATCGTGTGGGTCACGTAGACTGGAAGGCCGTACGTGTTACGGAACGACACCGCCAGCTCCTCACCACCAGCCTTGGCAGCCGCATAGGGGTTGCCGGAATTGTACGGCGCATACTCGTCGTGCAGAATACCGTTCGGTGCAGGGCCAAAGACCTCGTCGGTCGAGAAATAAATAAACTTTTTGAGATTCGCCTGAGTCCGGGCAAAGTTCAGGATGTTACACGTGGCCACCACATTGTCAAGCACGAAACTCATGGGATCCGAAATGCTCCGGTCGACATGAGTACTCGCGGCAACGTGAATGATGTAATCAAACTGACCAAGACGGGTCGACACCAAACTGTTCACTTCGGACCGCAGGTCGTGATGAACCACCTTGTAATTATTTTTATAAATATTTGAATCTAAAATTTCAGAAATTCTGTTCATGTTTCCAGAGTACTGAGACGATCGAGACCGACAACCTCTGCCCCATTATTCAGGAAATGTTCAACCATGTAATGTCCGGCAAACCCACATGAACCCGTGAGAAGGATACGCATTGATGATACAACGTCCAGGTCTTTTAACTATTTTCGGAACCTACATTAGGATGTGGTGGATCATCATTATCATTGTAATTTTTATAATTTTAATTTTATTAAATTTAAATTATAAAATTCCTAAAATTATATGGACCTACTGGAATGGAAATGAGAATGAAATAGTGGAAAAGTCCATTGCCTCATGGAAGAAGATGTGTCCCGATTATAAAATTACAATTTTAGATGATGAAAATTTACAAAATTACATCCAGGATGATATTTTGAATCTCAAGTTTGCGGATAGCCCCGCTCGGACTTCTGATTTCATCCGACTCGCGATTCTCGAAAAGTATGGAGGAATATGGATCGATGCGACAACCATACTGACTCGACCATTGGATTGGGTTCACAATGGTAAGGAATTCACGGGATATTATAAAGAAGGGAACATGACCCGTCCAGAGTATCCATGCATAGAGAGTTGGTTTCTTGCCGCATCCGAAGGATGCCAATTCATTGCATTGTGGAAAGATGAATTTTTCAAAATTAATAATTATAATTCAATCAAAGAATATGTCGACACCGCCGGAGTGGACATGCAAAATATCGGGGAACGAGAATACCTGACAATTTATGTGGCTGTCCAGAAGGTCCTGCAGATGCACATGGAACCGAATGAGGCATGGTCCCGGTTCAAGCTGCGGCGCCTCGAAGACTCCCAACAACACTGGTGGAACGTTCGACTCTTGTGCGACCCGAACAGGCCTGCCCCAGATGTCATCAAGTTCAACAGGTACGCACGGGCAGAGATGGATGCCGACCCGAGCCTCAAGTGCGCCTACATGTCCCACGTGTAACCAGCCGCAAGCCGAGGAACCCGGCAGTTGCTAAAGTTGCGACTGACCGAACTCATATTATCGTTCACATAGATGCGAAGATTCTCAAACTCTTGACCAAACTCGTCGGCGGCACCGACACTCGAGACATACCTCTGAAATATATCAGTCATCACATTGACGAACATTTCCAGAACGTTATAAATGTCACTATTCTTTTGGCGACTTTTCTCGTCTCGCTGAATAGCAATCTTAAATTTATCGTCCGTGAGCTCGTTGAGCATAAACTTGATGCGGAGCTCACGGTTGTGGTTCGGGTCAAAGTGCCTCTGGTCAAACGATGGCATGAGAACCTGCTGCGCGTGAATGGGTGCCCGATATATCGCGTGGTTCTTCAAGCCCCTGGAAAACACGCGAGCCCAGTCGGGCAGACCCCCGCATGGCCTGTCCAGAGGGTTCCGGGGGAGGCCGCCGTTTGCGCGCATATAGTCGTAGTAATGCGGGTTATGAATAATTGAAGTGACAATTGTGCCGTGGCGCCAACTGAAGGCTGTGTGACACTGAGTGCACCACATCTGGTCGCAGCCGTCAATCTTGAAAATCATACTCGCACACGAAGGACAAGGCCGCGAGTCCCGGGCGAGCATTCGAGCCGTCTCAACACTGCTCGGGTCGCATGTGTGGTCGTCGCTGGTCTTGACCTCGTGACAGTCCGAACAGGTCTTCTTCTCACAAATACCACACTCCCATGAAGTTGAAAGAAAGCCCTTGCAGTCTAGAGCCGGACACGCCCGGACAAAGGCCCGCCGAACCTTTTCGTTCAACTGTCTCTGTCCATATCGATACAGGCCAACGAGTTTAATTTTATTATCTATATTCTCAAAATTGGCGCGAGCTGTTGCAAGGAGTACGTTCTTCTCCCCATGAAGACGCAGGCGTTCGACACGGATATCAAAGTCATTCACCAGTCCCGTCTGAGCCGAAATATCGGCATCCGTGAGCAGGTTGACCCTGTTCATGGCGATGCGCGAATGCTGCATCTTGTTCGACGCCCTATTTTTTTCAACAATGAGCTGTCGCATCTTGAGTTCGAGCTCGACAAAGGTCTGAGTCTCGGGCATGAGTGCCTTTTCGCGTTCAAGCAGGACGTTTTCGCGGTGCTCCTTGTAGGTTTTATTCATAAATTTTTGAGTAAAATTCGCAGCCATAAAACTTCGCGGCCAGTTTTTGCGACATGACATGCAGTGCGCATCCTGGCTCGAAGAGAGAAGATAGCGTTCGGTACACGAGGCGCACGCGGAAAAGGAGGGACAATAACTACATACGATTTTAGAATGATTTGATTTATTAAACGGTTCACAACACGTCGCGCACGACTCTTTCATCCTTCCCTTTACTATGTTCGGTTTTTTTAACTGGAGGGGGGGCTTTTCGAATCTTGACACCATGCTTCGACACAGTGACGGGGACTTTCGCGAGCGCGTCCTCTTCGTCCATAATATCAGCCCAACTGGGTTTCATTACAAAACTAAGTCGTCTTCTTTTTAACAGCCTTGATCACCTTCTTCGTCTTGGAGGCTGGCTTGGACGCGGACGGATACCTGGCAAAGACCGTGTCGAGCGCCTGCTGTCGAACATCCATCTGGCTCTCTGCAAACTCCAGCCGGGCGCGTGCGAGTTCGATATCTTCCGGACTGTATCCGGCGCACTCCCACGCGACCATCATCCGGTCGATCGGGGGGCGGGTCGGCTGTGCGAAATCACCACCGTCAAAGGGCTTGCCCTTCTTGCTGTACTTTTTCATCATCTTTGTGACCGGAACGGGGTCAATATCTGGGACTTTGGCCGGGACGTACACATTGGGAGGGTGTTCCCTGTACCAATCTTCGCACTTTTGCAGAAACTCAGGTCCCAGGTTCTTTTTGATAGCATACGACTTGTAATCGCGCGGAGGGGACCAAGGCGGCTCGAAGTTGTGAGAAACAGACCCAGTACCAAGGTCAATCTTCGCACAGATCTCACCGACCCGACCGTACGTACCAGTTGGTACAATACGCGGCTCGTCGTCATCGACCCAAGCGGACACACGACCACCGCTCGAGTTTGTGACGGTCGTGAACCGCTGGGGCGCGGGCGTGCGAATCTTCAGGGTGGGGCGAATGTACGACATTGTTGCCTTGATGTACACCTAGAGAATCGTGGCAGAAACGCGACATGAATTTTCTAGGGCTAGTGTAGAATGCTTATCCGACTTATTCACTGGGCTCTTATTTTATTTCTCCTCCTTGTCCCATTTTTTGGAACAGAATACTACTTGACTATTCATCTCATTATACTTCCATTTATAGTATTGCATTGGGTGACAAATCAGTCAGTCTGTGCATTGACTGAGATTGAGAAATTCATGACTGGAAAAGAAAACGACGACGAGACATTTTTTGGACAAATTATGGAACCTATATATAAATTTCACACGCAAGAGAACGAGAACCTATTTCTATACACACTTATGGCGGCTTTGTTCACAATAACATTCATTAAACTTCAAAGACTAGGGTTTGCACAGCTCAAGGGGGACTTTGCCCGGTTCTTTCAGTTTTTTCAGTCGTCCTCGTACGCCTCGGGCTCCAGGATAGTCGAGTCGGCGTCGGACTCACTGTCCGAGTCATCCGCGGCCAACATAGCAGCCAGCCGCTGAGCAGCGGTCAGAGGCTTGGAGACCTCCTCCTCGGTCTCGCCCGTGAGCTCAATCATCTTCAGGCAGGCCTTCTTGTTGAGATCGGCCGCACGAGCCTCGACCGTCTCGAACTTTGTCGGGACAGCCTCGAGCGGCTTGCCGTACTTGGTGCAGACGTCGCACGGCTCGGTCGCCTCCTGGTCGACCGGGTGCGAGTGGACCGGCTCGGCCGGCTTGGCCGCCTTCTTGGCCTTGGGAGCCTTGGGCTCGGCCGGCTCGCCAAGCGAGGCCCGCAGGTGGCGCTTGCAGAAGACCTCGCCCTTCAGCGCGCTGAACTTGCAGGGCTCCTTTTTGCTCGTGTGAGCGGTGCAGCACTGCTTCTCAGCGGCCGGCTTGGGTGCCGGCTTGGTCTCGCCCTCGGCCGTCTCGACCGTGACCACCTTGGCCTTCTTGGTGTACTTGCGAGGAACCTTGATAGCAGCCTCGGACACCTCGAGGTACTTGGCACTCAGCTCCTCAAAGTTCAGGTTGTAGTCCTTGGCCACACGCTCAATGAACACACGGTCACGCTCGCGAACCAGGGCATCGCAGGCCTGAGCGAACATAGAGGCAGCCATTTGGTTTTTGGGTGGTTCGGAAGGATCCTGGCGAGAGGACGACTCGTTTTCTTTCTCGGTGCTCGGGGGTAGTCCGGGCAGCGAGAGAGCTTTTGCTTTTTGGTGATTCTATCGACTTCAGACGGTATTTGGCAATTTGGCGACATCAATTTTTTAGGTGCCTCTGCGGCAGGTTGGTGTTACACTGCAGTCTTGTGTTACACACGCCATGAATTGAGCGGGACACAATGGATCGACCCGTTTCGGAGTTCCATCGCATTGTACCGGACATCCACAATAGTCACACTCCATGCTATTTGTATTTCTTGGTGAACCATACGTTGCAGAATGAGGAGCGTATCCTGACCCAGATGTCCATCGATCGGTCATCCACAAATCACTCGAACTAAACGGAACTTCTGGTTGAGAACTCACAGAGGCTGTTGCAGAACTCGAACTCGAGCTGACTACATAATACGTAAAAGAAAAGAAAAAAAATATAACAAGAATTATTCCTGCAATTATAAGTTTATTCATTAATTAAGGCTTAATATATTTATTTTCACGGACCCATATGTTGCACGCGTATTTAGTCCCATTCGTAGGGGGCAGGCCTCCGTGGAGAGCAAGCGGGTGACATTGCTTTCCAGACTTGTTCATCGGGCGGAAGAAAACACCCGTACCAGCTTGAGCCCTGAATTTTGATTGAAGACCTGGGAAATCAGTCTCGCCGTTCTCAAAATCGTTGTTCAGATAAATAAGTAGAGTACCTATACGCTGGCCGCCATTTTCCTCAAACTTAATACATGCATCATCTGGATCGCAGCATGAATCGTGGTGGGGTCTATAGTATTGTCCCTCGTGATACCGGACGACCTGCATCTCCTCACAGTTGTCTATAGTCTTCCCCGTGAGTTCGCATACCTTTTCGAGAACCTTTGCTACAATTGGTTCGGTTTTTGGAATCCATGCCGTCTCACTTGTTCGAATATTCCCCGCAGCAGCCATTCCAACAATACCACTTCTCTGAAATTTCCCGTCAGCCATTTTAATAATTTCTTGACATTCTTCTTGGGTCAATATATTCTCGACGGGGAGTGGAAAATCCCATGGGTCAGAATTTGGACAGAAACCTCTATACTTGGATTGTAGGGCCTCATCTTCGTCGTCATTGTCTGTGCACCAGTAAATGACGAGCAAAACTACAATAATAATACAAAGTAAAATTGTAATTTCCATATAGTTATTTAAATTATTTTTTTTGCTGCAATATTACGAATAATCCCGCGAGCCTTTGTAAGTGCCAGACTCTTGTTCTTTTCCCGAATAGCCTTGAGAAATACCGACGTCTTGGGAGTTCTGGTGGGGGTCGCCTTGAGCTTCCGGAGAGCCCCGACCCGAGCCGCGTTGCGAAGACCCTTTTCGGGCTTGTTCTTTCCGAGAGGGTTCCTGGGCATGACCTTTTTGTACACAAAGGACCCGGCCAGAACCACGAGAATATCCTTGTACATGTATTTGAGCTTCTTCATAGGGAAGCCAAGTTTGAGAGACAGAGGGGTGTTGATATTGTTTCTGGAAGTTCCTGGGATGTAAGCGAGCGTGCAATCGATAAAGTCTTCACCCTTTTCATCCTTGAATTGAATGACGTGATAGGTTCGCTTTCCAGATGCTGGGATGTAGCTCTTGCGTGCGTAACTCGAGATTCGGAGCTTGTCCGGACGGATAAAGCCCTTTAAAAAGTTGTACATTATGCCATACATTTCCAGTGAATACTTCTCGACCGCTTCGTCGGTCAGAGGGTGATTGACCGCAAATGTGAAATCAAAATCAGTCGTACTCGCAACCTTCTTGGGAAGAGGGTCAACCCCGCGTGACATGATGTAGAGCTTGGCCGCCATCCCACCCCCGAGAGACATGACAAAATGCCGCTGCGGTCTTACGAGGGTCTTGTGCGTTTTACAGTATTTCAAAAACTTTTCACTGTTCATTATATTTTATCAACATATTATAATGGCCAGTCGGTACGTTGGTATGCTCATGAACTCGAGCACACAGGCGCACCAGTTTCACCTGATGACAAACTCGTACGCCCAGCACAAGGCGCTCCAAAAATATTACGAAAAGATTGTCCCGCTCCTGGACGACTGGGCAGAGGCCTACATGGGCAAGTACGGGCGACTCGGGAAGATTACATCCAATAAAAGATTCATGAAAGACCCGCGGAAAGCAAAGGATTACTTCCGGAGCCTCTTGACACGGATCAAAGCCATCAAACTGCCCCGTTCGGATACATATTTGAAAAATATTCAGGATGAAATTACGGCTCTCATCCGTTCAACACTCTACATGCTTAGCCTGAAGTGACGACCCGGTCATGACTTCCGTGATAATACTTGTACCCTTCCAAAAGACCAGAAGTGATGCCAAACTTCTTGAGGGCCACACCGTGCAGAGGCGCGTCGCCCCAGCGATACTTGAAACATCCCTGGCTCTCGCGAACCCACCCGATCCATTCCTGAACCTCTGGTCGAAGCCAGACGTCCATGCGAGACACAAAGACGTTCGTGTAGGGAAGCGAACAGTCGTAATACTTTGCATCGTCGCCCAACCATTCCGGAAGGGTCCTGTTTGTCAAATCGTGCGTCTCCGTGTCGAACATCACAGTCCTGTACGGAAGTTCGGGGGTGACTGTCGAAAAGATGTTCGACCACTCAGAGCCGTGCAGAATACAGTCCTCGTCTATGCGAAGAACGACTTCATAGTCTTTGAGATAATTCCAGACCTCGCACATATGAAAATTGCACATGGCGTGGTAGCCCGGATAGCAGCTCCCGTCGTAGAACGTCTTCACGGTCTCCTCGGGCAAGTTTTCAATTTTAGGAAAGTAAAAAGGAACCTGAATCCATTTGAGAGAGGCACCGGGCGTCTGAGACGCCACGAAAACCTGGTGGTCGGTACTGATATTTCCTTCGTGAAAGAGAATAATATCAATTGTAGAATCGAACCGTTCTACAATTGATTTATTGCGAGCAATGAGCCTCGAATACATGACAGGGTTTGCATATCCACGAGTCAGGCAGAAGCATGCCTTCATTTTATTATTAAACACATCACACCTTTAGTTCAAACTTTGAAACCATATTTCTAACAAAACCAGGATTCGAAGCACCAAGTTGAACAGAGCAAATACCCGGGAGTGATATGTAAGGAAAACCTTCATATGTTGGTAAAAACTCCTCCGGGCAACGAACAATAGGAATACAGCCGCACACCTGGGCCTCCCAGAATCGGTACGTATCTATTCCATTTCCCATGGGACACATGACGTACTTGTAAGAGGCCATTTCACACATGTATGTTTCAAAGTCCTTTTTAACGACCGGACCTTTCATAAACTGAGATCTCTCTATAACATTAGTTTCAATACTAAAATTGTAATAGACGTCATCCTTTTTAGGGATGCCCCGTAGCCGATCGCGGTTTTCATCACAAAACTTCACGGTAGAAGGTTTTAGGCCAATAGGAAGGTGTATGAGTTTAGGATGCGAAACCACCACATTTTGAGCACGCCATTCAATTAGTAGAGAATTATCTAAAATCATTTTGAGAATATCATCGCTTGAAAAAAATGCGCTCGGTGACCAGTCAGAGTCTCCCGTGACTAACTTAAACTTAAAAGGACCTTTTAGAGCTTGACTCAAAAAAGACTCTACAAAGTCTGTTTTAACAAAAATAGTCTGTCCATCCTTTGTAAGTTTGTCGGGCCAAACAACTTCCATTTGTTACTAATAAAATCACATCTTTAAGACTGAACCTTCCCAGTTGACAATGAGCAAGGGGCGGCGGCCATATGCGGCCGCGGTGTATCCAAAAGTAGATAGACCGGCGCCCTTATTCGTCTCTGGGTTGAAACCAGGGCCCGATGTCGTCACAACGGCCCGGCATTGACTCAGAGCGTACCATTCGAGATACGTGTCCATGAGACTCTTCGAAGACTGTTCGACCCCGCCGCATGTCGACGGATCGCATGAAAGGGTCACGTCCGTGTCCCATACGACGATGCGATCGCCCCAACGCTTTTTGAACAACGTCTTGACACTCCGACTGTCACTGATGAGGAATATTTTACAATTATTTTGTTCAATAATTTCATTAATTTTTTCAAAAGTTTTCTCAGTCGCGAACCAGTCACCTCCGTGAGTTGCAGAGAGACCTGCACAGTCTGGCATGGCACTTCCGCACCGGATATGGATACCGATAGGAGCCTCCGGATCTTTGTACATTGCCAGGAGCTCGGCCGAAGGCTTCATGACCTCTGGAAGCACGCGCGAAAGACCCGCAAACTTTGACGGGTTGCAGTAGAGATCGACCGGAAGAGAGTTCCCGTCAAAGTCTGCAAGTTTCAGGTTGAAATCAAAAGCTCGACCCCTCTCAAAGTCCTTGATATTCTCATGGACGACACCATCCATTCCCATTTTTGAAAGATAATCCTCCAAAAAGCACAGGACATTGCCAAAGCCAACATTCGGGTTCGTTTTGTGAACATACATTTATAAATGTGCCGCGCAAGTTTTTAACTTAAAAAGTATTATAGTAATTTTAGTACTATGACGAAGCTCAACCTCGGGTGTTGGCATCGTCATCTCAAAGACTACGTAAATATAGATATTAAAGGCCCTGCCGATGTTCACGCCGACCTACGAAATCTCCCATTCGAGGATAATTCGATCGACGAAATATACGCGTCACACGTTCTCGAACACTTTGGCCGTCACGAGTTTATGGATGTTTTGAAGGAATGGAACAGGATTCTCAAGCCAGGGAAAAGTGTGTACATCTCCGTTCCAGACATTGAGAGTGCGATAGATTATTACAACAAGCACGGAGATCTCAAGGCTCTTTACGGGCAGTTCTGGGGAGGTCAGAAGGATGCGTACGACCACCACAAGTTTGGGTTTAATTTCAAGACTCTCTCTGAATATTTAAATCAGACTGGTTTTGAAAAGACTGCCCGGTATGACACATTCAAATATCTTCCGGAAGGTTTCGACGATTATTCCAAGTCATTCCTGCCCCACATGGACTTTACGGGCCACCATCTCGCACTCAATATCACTGCTGTAAAGCGTAACCCACAAACATGCCCCCCCGGAGCCGGGTGTGTTCTATCGTGAAGGGCCAGGTCACAGTCTCTCGGCTCGAGTCAAGCTCGGTCGGGTACCGAGGCTTTCGGTCCTTGTCGACCAGATGCATAACAAACGGAAAAAACCCAACCTTTTCGATGAGTCCCCGCTCTATAAAACGAATGTACGAGAAGGACTCTTCGTTGTACATGAAATGACCCCAGCCTTGACTGATTCTGTAGTTCAAAAGACGAACCATGTTGTTCCGGGTCTCGAACCAGTTTTCAACCTGACCCATGGTCAACACGTGCTTGAGATAGATTCGAGGAATGACATAGTGACGGTCCGGGAGACCCCCGTGAAACTCACCGTTCGGAAGCCACACCCGATCCAGGTCAAGCTTGGGGTGCGGAGCCGTCCAGAGATAGTCCGAGCGCGTGACAATGATGCGGTCTCCCAGATCAAGATCCTTAATATTTTGATACAAAAACCACCTCAAAAACAAGAGAATACCGCCAGTGCTCGACCGCTCGACCGGCTCTTTGATCGTCCCGATCCAGTCCCCGGGAATATCAACCATGTCACGCCACCCAGGGTTCATTCTGTCAAATGAACTCGCCCAGCATCCAGTCGTCTCCTTGTATTCGAATATATGTTTTGCGTTTTTATAAAATTCATTGTTTCGGTCGGTCGTGTCGTCGACGTGAAGACACAAGATGAGGTCCGCATCAAAAACATCGAGGACGTTTTTTTTAAAACTACTCCACGTCACATCCGGGACTCGGATCTGCCCGATCAGGCAGACGCTTGTAGACATTTTGGAATCCTACAACCACAGGTTTTAAACCATTCAATTCGAGAACTCGCTTGACGTAATCGTAATCGCACCTCTGCGGGCAGTCCGCCTCGAATATGACCGTGTCGAGCCGCGCCAGAAGATCAGGATTCTGCCGACAGAACATTTCGAGAGCCCCCTCACAGTCTGCAATGAGGCAGTTGAACGAGACGTCATACATTTTCTCAATTTCCTCGACTGTAAATGTCTGAATATTCGGCTGACCCTGTGTGAGATGGTTCCCGTAGCCGCAGGTGTAATCCAGACAAACTGGGTGGCGCGAAATTGCACCGACAACGATGTGAAACTTTCCGCTGTGTGTAAGCTTGTTGTAAATAAGAGCCGGAAGAACAAAGACGTCCGGCTCGACCGCCACGTGCTTGGTCGGCTCGTCGACAATGGCACTCACGAGACAGGACACGGTTCCGTAACGGGCTCCAAGCTCGAGAACGCGCGCATCCTTGGGAAGATGCTCGGCAACCAAAAGCTGCTCGTCACGCTCGTTTTTCAAATGAGGAATAACACGACTCCTTTCATCAAGATATGGAATAGCATCAAGTGTCTCCATCTAAATAAATAAAGAATGAACCCTTTAGTTATTTAATGAGTTTTGCCGTATGCTCACTGGCTATAGGATCCGATTACAAAAAGTCCATCAAGTTTTGCATCGAGTCGCAGGAGAAGCATGCAAAGAAACACGGATACAAACGCATCACCGACGAGTCCGTGTTCGACATGACCAGAGACGCGACCTGGTCGAAGATTCCGCTCCTACAAAAGTACCTCCCGAACTATGACTACATCATGTGGATAGACGGGGATGTGCTCATTACGAATCAAGATCGTAAAATTAATGAATTTATTGATTTAATTGAGCCCGGGAAGTTTCTTTTCATAGGCAGAGACTTTCAAGGTCTCAACGCCGGGGTATTTATTATTAAAAACTGCGTAGATTCTCTCGAGTTTTTGAGCGAAGTCTGGAAGCGCGAAGACATGGCCCGAAAGCTCTTTCACGAGCAAACCGCAATGACCGACCTACTGGCGACCCCAAAGTACAGTGGGAATGCGCAGGTCATTCCACACCAGTTTATAAATATAATGAACGCCTACGATTACCGAATGGACCCTCGGGTTCACTGGATGCCCGGAGATTTTTGTATTCATTTCGCTGGTATCAAGGATGCATCCGTACGTTTGGCCCTTCAACAGGCCTACATGGAGGTCAGCTCGAACGACCCCGCCGGGACTGCGCGCATCGCACGCTACTCAGTTCTTAAAAATAACCAAAAGTCCGCGCCAGCAACGCTCTGAAGCAAGCGAGTCGCGGTTGAACAGATAGTGGCTCAGCTTGCGCTCGCGGGTACGGTTCAGAATGTGCGTCAGGTTCGGGAACCAAAACTCGCCGTTCGGCGGTGCAGACTCACAGATGTCGTGATATATAAGAATACCCTTTTCGTTCAACAAATTGTCAAAGACGTGATCGAACCACCGCTGGGCGTTGAAGTGATCGGCGTCGCTAAAAATAAAGTCCCACTTCTCCTTGGCTCCAAAAACGAAACGATACTCGTCCGACTCGACAATTTTTGCACGTGTTCCCTCAAACTCGGACAGGTCCGGAGGAGGCGCGCCCTTCTCTGCCCAGTCGAGCCAGTTGTCGACCATCGTGTATGTGGCCGGGGGGCCGTACGAAGGAGCGAGAGCCTCTGACTCGTTGTAATCGAGCGCGGCCAGAATCTTGCGTGCACTGAACCCGCTCCCAAAGCCGAGCTCGAGGACACTCTTGGGCTTGTGGCATTTCACTAAATTTGCAATAAGATCTCCGTGACAAATATCCACCTGAACCGGATTCATCTAAAGAATACAGAGTCTTATTCTTTAGATGATTGTGGACTGTTTTATGTTCTACAACGAACTAGACGTCCTCGAATTACGTCTGACAAACTTGGACGAATGGGTCGACCGCTTCGTGTTGGTCGAGGCAGAGGTGAGCCACGCCGGAGGTCCCAAGGAGCTCTTCTTCGAAAAAAACAAGGAGCGTTTTGCAAAATGGAACCACAAGATTAAGCACGTCATTGTCACGGCCGAGGAGGCTCCGAAGGATGAAAACCCATGGGCCCGTGAAAAGTACCAACGGGAATGCATCAAGAGAGGTCTCGGAGACGTCCCGCACCACGCCATAGTCATGATTAGCGACGTGGATGAGATTCCAGACATGACGAAAATTCCGTTTGAAAAACTTCCAAATGTGGTGGTTTCTGTTCACATGTGGATGTTTGAGTACTCTCTGGACTATATATTCAAGGGTGAGCCGTGGTTCGGAACGGTCATTACCAACTGCGAACTCTTATGGACACACGGTCCAAACTATTTCAGGGACAACCGGTGGAAGTTTTTCCCTTTGCACTATTGCGGGTGGCACCTAACGAGCTTTGGCGACGGCACAAAGGTTGCCAACAAGGTGAACACATTCGCACACGCAAAGGATGCCCACGAGATTGAATGGACTCCGGCTGTATTTAACGACCTTATCGAAAAGGGGATACACACCGACGGAAAGACGAAGCTTCTTCTCAGACCCCCGGAGGTTCCTCTACCCGGACCTGTCGAAGTTCTTCGACGGCTACGGTTGGGGACATTCCCAGAAACAGCGCCTTCAACTTGACCAGTAATTTTACTTCATCAACATCTAAAAATTTGAAAAACCGTTTCTTTTCTGGAATATTCTTGAAAGGCCCGGACTTTTCATCAATGAGGCCTTGGCACACCGGCCAGGTCACTTCTCTGAGTTCGCGGAGACCCTCCTCAACCTCAGTCAATCGCTCGAATACATGCTTTTGAAAATCTGTAAGAGCCATATTAGAGACGAGGGTGATATCCTTAGTATGGTGTTTCCGACCGATACATGCACAGTGGGCAATTTCAAGGTTCATGTCATAACAGACGATCAATATATAGCAAAGACATTACGCGATGGAACCGAATGGGACAGGTACCAAAAGGATCAAATGGATTATATATACGTTCCAGGGACGGATATATTAGACATTGGTGCAAATATAGGATGGAATTCTCTCATGTATTCAGACTATGGCCCAGTACACAGTTTCGAACCCGTGTTTCACGAGATAGTCACAATGAACGTGCAATCGAACGCCACGGCCCACCCTATTACCGTGTACCCGTTTGGTCTTTCATCGGAGAAGAAAGAAGACGTCCCAATGTTTCTGCCACTTATGGATGGAAATTTGCGAAACTATGGAGGTACGACTCTCCACCCGCACAACCACGAGAGCACGCCCGTGTACGTTCAGCTTCAGAAGCTCGACGACGTGTATTCTGGAACCACGAGTGTCATTAAACTCGACGTTGAAGGGCACGAACTGGAAGTACTCAAGGGTGCCAAAAACACAATTCTAAAAAATAAGCCTTCAATTTATGCCGAAATTTGGGATCATGAGAAAGATCACAAACTTGTAGAATTTCTAAGGGATCTGGGTTATGTAAAAATCAAGGAAATGCCCGAGCACAACTACCTATTTCTTTCACCTAAGTTTTATGTCACCCCCGTAGTGAACAAGGAACATTGATACGAGACCCAGGCCGACCCCTATCCATTGTACGGGACTCTCGAAGTTTTCACCCAGTACAAAAACCGCCACCAGAGAGCCAAAGACGACAATCATCCCCTCCCACATGGCCGAGACCCAGAGAAGGGTCCCGACTGACAGACTCTTTATCAGAAAGGCAATGACCCCTATATAACCCAACACTCCGGCTATGAGGTGAGCGTGGTTACCGTTCCGGGTGTACATTTTGAAATGTGCATTTCCCCAAAGTTCTGAAAAAGTCATTAGAGCAACGTTCAAAAGGCTCATGTCTAATAGAGCGCAACTTTTTTGTTAGAATAAAACAATGGACCTTCCCTGGATCTGCTCGTGGCTGAGTCCCCACGTTCGAATCGGACGATTGGCCAAGGAATTTATCTTTATAATTTTAATTACAAACCCTATAGAATTTCGAGTCGCATACTTGAATTATTCAGTTAAGAAACTGTGGCTCGATTGATTCAATGACCAAGTGGCTTTTTGTAGGCCCGACACTTTTATCAGGAATTGGCCAAGTGACTAAAAACTATGCAGACTGTGCCAAAGATTCCGAGTATGTCGTCTTGGGGTCTCGGCCAAAACTTTTAAAATATGAATGCGGTTTTGCGTTCATAATTCCCGTAGAGAGCCAGATCAATATTCTAGACCAATACAAGCCATTCTGTAAAAAATGGATCTACATGACCGTATGTGAAACTCGTCCTGTCAATCCATGTTATGGAATGTTTGAAAGATACAAGACGATGCATGTTCCATCAAATTTTGCAAAAATAATTTTAGAAAATCAATTTCCTAAAATTGAATGGAAAGTTCTTCATCACTGGGCTCCAACACCCATTCCAAGAATTACAATTGGAATCGCAGATGCTCCATATATTTTTTATACAATTGGGAACGTAATTGATCCTCGGAAAAATATAAAATTATTGATCAGAACATTTCTTAAATTAAATTTTAAAAATTCATTATTGGTTCTCAAGGCGACGTGCCATACGGATGTGCATTGGAATTTTCCAAATGTGAAAATAATAAATGGTCTCTTACCGGTCGATGATATTGAGGAAATTCATGCACAGTCACATTGTTATGTCAACTGCTCACACTCCGAGGGTGTCGGAATGGGGGCCGTCGAGGCTGCGATGCACAACAAACCAGTCATAATAACAGACTTTGGTGGGCTACAGGAGTACGTCAAGACGCCGTGGGTCGTGCCGTGCACCGAGGGACCTATTGGTTTTGATGATTTTTTATTTACGAAAGATCTTCAATGGGGGTTTCCTTCTGAAGACGTTCTCGAACAGCACATGACGGACTGTTACGAAAAACGAGTGACCGTATGGGACCACTCGCACACACGCGAGCTGATATCAAAGGTTCCTAAGAGTTTGTATTCTTGAGCATCTTATTGAGACCCTTACCGGCGAGCTTGGCTGCATCGACCCCGCGTCCAGTCGCCGCGAGCTTGGCAGCATTCTCAAAGGAATTTGCCGCACCGTTCATGTTCGCCTTGCGAAGGTTCTTGGCCGTGGTCAGGTACGAATTCGCGGTACGGTTCGCACTGACGTTTGCGTTCTGTATATTTGTACTGATATTCCGACCATTCAAGGCGGCATTCTGCGACTGAACCATAGCCTGGTTCGAAGCAACACCGCGCTGTGCCGCGTTCAGAGCCTGAGTCACAGGCTGGTTAGACATTTCTAATGAAGAATATTTTAATTATCTAAGGGAGCTCCGACCAATACATCATCAAAGTTAAAACCTTCAATCTCAGAGGAAGAACCCACTAGTGCACGGGGCATCTGGGGAGCCATGGGCCTAGTGGCACTCACGGGCATCTGGGGAGCCATGGGCCTAGTGGCACTCACGGGCATTTGGGGAGCCATGGGCCTAGTGGCACTCACGGGCATTTGGGGAGCCATGGAAACTATTGGAGCCATGGGAACATTGGCACTCATAGAGGCCACGGATCCAGTGGCACTCATAGAAACTATTGGAGCCATGGGCACAGTTGCACTCATGCTGGCACTCACGAGTGGCATGATCACAGTGGCGGGGACGGATATCTGGGAATCAGAAGCCTGATATTCGGCGCTTTGAGAACTCGACTCCATAGGCGCGGGAATTGTGGAAACACTGGAAGATGACTCCGTGAGAGAAGCCGATGGAACTCCGGAAGACATTTATATTAGATACTAAAATTTTTCAGGACTCGCTGTCCCGCCTGAAACCTCTCCTGCCGAGTCGATCCATCTATGGGCCAGATATGTCACAATTCCCGTGACGATCGATGACGCGAGTATAAAACTTTTTTGAGAATTCAAAAAAAGAATAATATCATCCAAAATTTTGAAACCCGTGGGTTTCGTTATGAGACGGGGGACTATAAAGACTATGAGAAAATTGACGGCGATTGAGGCCCAGACATAATTCATAATATCCATTACACTATGCCTACATTATTTACGAGCGAGCTTGAGGACCGCGGCGCTCGGGGTGTGCTTCGAGCAAAACCCGCAGAAAGTGGCCCTGTACGGGCAGGGCTTGTTCGCCAGAGTCGTCGCCTTGCACTTGGCACCGGTGTCCTTGACCGGCTTGGGAACCCCTCTCTCGGCCTGGTAAGGGACGAGGTTTGTGTGGTGCCGGGCGTCCTTGATTGCCAGAGCCTTTTCTCTTGAGGCAAGCATAGAATCGGCCAGCTTTTCAGGGTCAGGGTGACCGGACGCCTTGGCAGCCTCGAGCATCCGTTCCCATACCGGACCGCCCTTCACTGCTGCGACTGACGCGCGAGGAGCAGCGGGGTGCGTGTACGACTGGGGCTTGGTGCGAAACCACGAGGGAGCGGCCGAACGGCAGTACTCGGGACGAGGAGCCATCGTGTCTTTGGTGATCACAAGGCTACGCCTTGGTCTCCGTGACACATGCACGACACGAATTTTTGATGACGCTACTTAAAAGATAGTCTCGTATCATTAGAAATGCAGATTTTCGTAAAGACTCTCACAGGAAAGACGATCACACTCGAGGTTGAGTCGAGCGACACAATCGAGAGTGTAAAAGCGAAGATTTCCGACAAGGAAGGCATTCCGAGCGATCAACAGCGGCTCATCTTTGCGGGCAAGCAGCTGGAGGATGGCAGAACTCTCGCAGATTTCAATATCCAGAAGGAGAGCACGATCCATCTTGTTTTGAGGTTAAGAGGAGGTTGATAGATTCTCGTTCCACTAAAAACAATAATACTTACTTATTATATGTTATACACTGGAAGAATTTATAGAATTGAAAACATTGAAAATGAAAACTTTTATATCGGTCAGACCTACCAGACTCTTTCACAAAGGTTCACAAACCATAAATGTGAAGCTAAACGTGGAAAAACAAATGGGCCTCTTTATAGAGCTATGCGAAAATATGGTATTGAACTCTTTATCATAGAAGATATAGAGACCAGAGAGTTTGAAACGAAGAAAGAAGCCAAAGAATGGATGAACGAACGAGAGATCCATTATATATCTACCCTCAAACCAGCTTACAATGCCGCTCCAGGAGGGCTTGGGCATACAGGAGTACAGTGGACAGAAGAGCGTAGAGCTAAATTTAAAGAAAGAATGTCAGGTTCAAACAATCCACAATATGGAAATCCAAAAACTGAAGAAACCAGAAAAAAACTTTCAGATGCCCTCAAAGGTCGTGTCATATCAGACGAGGCACGATCCAAGACAAGTCAGACTATGAAAGGAGTTCCCAAAACTGTCGAGACGAAACAAAAAATGAGTGAATCAAGAAAAGGCTGGGAAATTCCCAAAGGGAAAGACTCTAAGAAAGCAGTTGCAGTAAATCAATATAATCTTACAGGAGAATTTGTAAAGACGCATGGTTCTATTACAGACGCTTCAAATGAGAGTGGTTGTCAAAAATCTGGAATTGTCATGTGCTGCAAAGGGCGTCTAAAAACTTCAGGAGGTTTTGGTTGGAAATATTTTCTAAACTAAAATCAGATGGGAATCAGTCCAGAACTCTTTGGCCCAAGTTTTTGGGGCGCTCTTCACTACGCATGTCTGGTTCCAGAAAACCCAGACAAGGTCAAGGAGTTCATTGCTCTTTATCCGTATGTCCTTCCGTGTATCGGATGTCGGGAGCATTTCAACCAGGTCCTACAGGAATTTCCAATTCCAGCAGAGGATGACTCAAAAACCCTCTTTGAGTGGTCAGTCATGGTTCATAACCTCGTCAACGTCCGCCTAGGAAAGCCAGAGTTTACAGCCGAGGAGGCAATCAAGCACTGGGGGACACTGAAGGAGCCCGAGCCCGAGCCCGAGCCCATCGTCGTTCCCCCTTTCCCATGGTACCTTGTAGCAATTATTGTAATTTTAATTTTAATAATTATCTTCATGAAATTCAAGAAGTGATGTCTGGAGGATTGTTCCCAGGCCATCCATTTGTATTCAACTGGAAGTGTATAATTTTTACACTGATTCTTGCGGGGGGTTATTGGTACTTGCCCCACAAGAACCCGTGGATCCTCTCGTTCCTCATATGGTTTCCGTACATTGCCCTCGCGTGGTACGACTATTCATACAAATGCCAAGACAAGCTGCTGCCGACGATAATACCGTTTGGCCGGTACATATGGCTTCCATTCAAGCCCCCCGGGTACAAGGAAGAATTCAACAAGCTCACCCCAGAGTCAATTAGCATGATGAACAAGGTCGATCACATAACAGGGTGGACTATTTTGTCAGTTGGTCTAGCTTGGTATATAATGAAAAAAAATAAATGACAACTATAATGTCTGCTATGATAATTGGGGGCGTTGCCCTTGTGTGCATCTGCTCAACAGCAACAGGATATTATGGATATTCTAATGGAAAGTTCTGTAGCTATGGCTACGGACCAAAGAGTGGTTCGGCCGCGTGCTCAACATCTGACAGTTCAGCAGCTGATACACCCACGACCCCGCCCGTGACTTCAGGTGGGTCCGGCTCGGGGTCTGGCTCGCGATCTGGCTCGCGATCTGGCTCAAGCTAAAGATATCCAGTGTTACTATACAAATGAGCTATGAACGGCTCAGTCACGTTGAGCACATTCTCAAGCGGCCCGACACTTACGTCGGGTCTCTCCCTCCCGAAACCGGTAAATACTGGATTCGAGACGGAGATGGGTTCAAGATTTCTGATCTTTCTGTTTCACCTGGTTTGGTGAAGATATTCGATGAGATTCTCGTCAACGCCATCGACCAGTACTCTTTGAACCCAAAGAAGGTGTCAGAGATCCGGGTCAGCACTCAATGCTCAGGAATTGTCATAAAAAATTTAGGAATTTCTATTCCCATCAAGAAGCACGAGTCTGAGAAGGGTGCCGACGGCAAGCCCATATGGATCCCCGAGCTCATTTTCGGCCATCTCCTGACGAGCTCCAACTACAACGACGAAGAGCAGCGCGTGACGGGTGGGCGAAACGGCTACGGAGCCAAACTGGCCAACGTGTTTTCTTCTAAATTTTGGATCGAAATTAGTGACGGCAAGAAGGTTTACAGACAGACGTGGAATGAAAACATGAGTAAATGTTCGCCTCCGACAATCGAGGCTACTCCAGAGCCCGTGGGCGTTCTCATAGGCCTCTTCCCGGACTGGCCGAGGTTCGGGGGTCAGGGGGACTTTGAAAAGGTTGCAGAGAAGCGCGCGTGGGATGCAGCCATGTGGTGCTCAAAGGCTAAGATTTATTTCAACGATACAAAGCTCGAGGTCTCGAGCCTTGAGGAGTATGCCCGTATGCACTTGGGTGACGTTCCGGTCGCCAAGATGCACACTGAGAACTTCGATATCGTCGCGGGCTATTCGACATCCGGAGCCTTTCAGCAATGCTCATGGGTCAACGGTATCGCGACCAACAAGGGTGGGAGCCACGTGGACCGGGTCGTCAAGCTCATATGCGATGAAATTGCCAAGGACAAGCGAGTCACGGTGAAGCCCGCCCAGATCAAGGCGACCCTCTTTGTCTTTGTTCGTTCCGTGATCGTCAACCCTACATTCAGCAGTCAGACCAAGGCGGAATGCACATCCAAGATTACAGAAACTATCGAACTCAAGCCAAAGTTTATCAAGGATGTGCTCGGTTCGGGAGTCATGGACGACCTCTTGGCTCTTGGACTCGCCAAGGTTGACAAGGAACTCAAAAAGACGGACGGCGCAAAGAAGTCTCGAATTACAGGAATTCCCAAGCTCGATGACGCCAACTGGGCCGGCACCCACAAGTCGCACGAATGCACCCTAATCATCACCGAGGGAGATTCTGCAAAGGCTCTCGCGATTGCGGGTCTGGGTGTTGTTGGCCGCAATGCGTTCGGTGTTTTCCCACTCCGCGGCAAACCTCGCAACGTGCGTGACGCTACTGTTAAACAGGTGACTGAAAACGAAGAGTTCAGCAATCTCAAAAAGATAATTGGGCTTTCCCATGGCAAGGTTTACGGGTCCCTACGGGACCTGCGCTACGGTCGGCTCATGATTATGACCGACGCCGACCTGGATGGCAGTCACATCAAGGGTCTGGTGCTGAATATGTTCCACGTCTATTGGCCAAAACTTATTGAGATGGGATTCGTGGTCTCGATGGTGACTCCGGTTATCAAGGTTGGGAAGACGTGGTATTTTACTGAGGAGGAATATAGACAGTCTCTGCAAGAGACTTCGGCGCGAGCCGGCTCCGCCGCGGGAACCGCAAGCGGTTCTGTCAAGTACTACAAGGGTCTCGGGACTTCGACGAGTGCCGAAGCCAAGGAGTATTTCAAGCAAATCGATCGCCTGACGGTCGCTTTCGGCCATGATCCAACCACGGATGAATCTATGCGACTGGCCTTCGCCAAGGCGCTCGCAGACGACCGCAAGACCTGGCTGACGTCCCATATGGCCAAGCCTCCAAAGGGTGTCAATTACGGCCATGTGACCAATCTGACAGTTACGGACTTCATCCACAAGGACATGGCCAACTTCAGCGCCGAGGACATCAAGCGCTCGATCCCGAACGCCATAGACGGTCTCAAGCCGAGTCAGCGGAAGGTGATGTACGCGTGCCTCAAGAAGAACCTCACGACCGACATGAAGGTTGCACAATTGTCGGGCTATGTCGCAGAGCAGACCGCGTACCACCACGGAGAAGCCAGCCTCCAAGGAACCATCGTGAACCTGGCCCAGAACTTTGTCGGGTCGAACAACGTGAACCTTCTCGTACCGAGCGGACAGTTTGGGACGCGACTCCTGGGAGGCAAGGATTCGGCCAGCGCCCGTTACATCTTCACGCGACTCGCACCGGTCGCTCGCAAGATTTTCGACCCGGATGACAATGCCGTACTGTCGTACGTAATTGACGACGGCCAGAAGGTCGAGCCGGAGTTTTACGCGCCCATCGTCCCTATGGTTCTGGTCAACGGCGCAGAGGGTATCGGGACGGGCTTCAGCTGTTATGTCCCGCCGTTCGATCTGGAGATTATTAAGCACAATATCCGTTGTGGCCTCAAGCAAGTCGAGATGGTCCCTATGGTTCCACATTTCAACGGATTCAAGGGCAGGGTCCGCAAGACCAAGGATCATACATGGGTTCTGGAGGGTCTCTTTGAGCGCGAGGGCTCCCAGATTCACGTGACCGAGTTGCCTCCGGGGAAATGGATCCAGGACTTCAAGGAGCACCTCGATGACCTCGTCGACAAGGGGACTATTCAGAAGTACGAGAACCAGTCGAGCGAAACGACCCCGGACTTTCGCATCTGGGCGACTCTCGAAGATCCTGTCAAGGAACTCGGGCTGACCAAGATCATTCACACGAGCAATATGTACCTGATCGGGCCGAACGGAGCGGTCAAAAAGTACGACACGGCTGAAGATATTCTGGTCGACTACATGGAGGTTCGACTCAACGTGTACCGCAAGCGCAAGTCGCACCTTCTGAATGAGATTGATGCCGACATTCAATGGCTGACCGAGAAGGCCCGGTTCATCTATGCCGTGGCAATCTCCAGGAGGATACAAGTCTTCAATGTACCGCGTTCCGAGGTTGAGCGCCAACTTCGAGAGGAACTGTTCAACGAAAATAACTGGCCAAAACTTCTCGATATCAAGACGTACCAGTACACACAGGAGGAGGTGGAGAAACTCCGGGCCCTCTGCGAGACCCGCACAAAGGAGCGAGATGTGATCAAGGCGACGACCGTGGTTCAGATGTGGGAGAAAAATCTGGACGAAATGTAGATGGAAGTCGTCAAGGTTGCTCATATTGTCCAGAAATCAGTTCAAAACTTTCTTGAACTAATACGAGTTGTGCCAAAACCAGCGCCCCCGAAGCCGACCCCGGGACTGGTTCCGATATCGGACTCTGTGTTGACGACTTCGAATGTGTCTACGAGTTCGACTTCGAGTTCAGCACCAAAGGTGCCAATTGAAATTTCAGGGTTTTATAAAGCAACAGGTCCTCAAGAGGCGACATTCTATTCAGTCACCACACCCCCGACAACTCTTCCGGGACCCGGGTGGGCCGCATTAAACATGGCAGGAATAATAGGTCAAGTCCAGACCATTAAATCAGATGGAAAACCCGGGTCGGCCAATGTGACATCACTCGTGTCTGAGCCATACAACTGGTCGTTCAAATTTCAGTCAGATACTGACCAGGTCATAGATGGGTACCAATACGCCATGTCTGCGGTTCTTTATCCACCTGGGTCTATTCCTTTTACTGTAAATCCAACAACTTACAAACTCAAAGGATATTACACGATAAGAGAGCATATTATTGAATATGTATTTATAGATCCGGCTCCATCAATATCACCAGGATGGTCTGTTACACAACTTACACCTTTTTCAGGATCATTTTTAGTAAAGGAATTTGGAAAAAATCTCTACGGCGGGACAGACTCCCTCGGAAAACCAATATTTCAAACTGCTGCCGTAATTACATCACAGGACCCTCTTCCGAACAACGCCACCCCGACATACGTGACTGCAGTATTTTCATCACCAATTTACAGAAATTCAATCAAACCCGGAACATTTAAATCATATTCCAATACCCTGACTGTCATTAATATTAACCCAAATATTGTACTTGGAAAATATAAAAAATTTAGGGATCTGAACAAGGACCTATCGTTTACTCAGGAACCCAAAGAGTTTACAGAAATAAAACAGCGCGGGGTCAGCTCAGCTTCTATACTTGCTCTCTTTGCAAAGGGCCCTCAAGATGAATTTTTGATTAGTTCAGATCCAAATTCTTCTCAGTGGAACCCCACGTTTAAACAACATACAAATGCAGTCATGTTTAACAGGGTTATTCCACTCCCCGGGCCGAGTCCAACCTATCAAGGGACGGTATCGACTGTCATCTTGTACCCGAATCAACTTGGGGACCTCATGTCAAACATGTACCTGCGGGTTACTATTCCAGCCGGGGTTACACTCGCCCCGGACATTGGCCGGTCGATCATAAAACAGATTGACTTTCTCGTGAATGAGACAATCATAGAGACGCTCTATGACGACTGGTACATTATTCGTGACCAGATGCTTCTGGACGCCGATGAGCAATATGGTATGAATGCCGCAATGGCTGGAATAAACAATCAAGTAATTATCCCTCTCGAGTTTTTCTTCTGCCGGAGACATTCATCCAACAACTCTGGGCGCGAGCGCCTTCGGAAGCCCTATTTTCCAGTGTGTGCAATGAGTAATCAACTCATCTACATTCGATTCACCTTTCAGCCGTACCAATGGTGGAGCAACACGACCACAGCGACTGATATATTGAACCCTGTAATTATTACTGAAGAAATACTGCTTGAAAAGAAGGAACGATTGTACTACAAAAGCACGCCTCTGCGCTACATAGTCAATACGGTAAAGAAGGATGCGACCCTGACATTCACGAGCAACCAGCCCGTCATTAATCTGACAGCTGCATTTCCCGTCCAGACGTTGATGTGGTTCTTTCGGAACAAGAACTATGAACGCGTGACCGACGGCCTCTACTACGACTCGCGGTACAGCTATGGCTACACGACACAGTACATCCACACGGCCGTACCCATGCAGTTCCCGTCCGGAAACACAAACTTTATCGACGTCATCACGTCCGCAAAGATCACACTCAGTAACACAGACGTGACGAGTGTGCTTCCGGGAGGTCTTTATTTCGGGTTCCAACAACCTTTTCAACATTTCTTATCGATTCCTTCAAAAAATATATACTCATACTCGTTTGGATTGACACCAAAGGAGTATAACCAGGGAGGTTATCTTAATTTTTCAAAACTTAATTCTCAAACAACGACATTGACTCTTACATTCAATCCTACATACACGGATCAGGTGACTCAGGGGTACAATTTATATGTATTTTATTATGGGTACAACTTTCTTCAATTTCGGGGAGGGTTTGCGGGACTTCCTTTTGGGTCTTAATCATGTGGTCTACGATACCGTTTTGTATGACCCACTTGAGAAAGTTGAGTTGGGCGACAGTCGTGGTGAGACCGTCGAATTCTATGCGATCCGTGCGACAGAAGGGGTCGAAGAGCTTCTTGGAATATCCGTCGAGGCTCGATTTGTATGCAACATGAACCGTGAACATCTTACCATTTGGGCCAATATAGGTCACGTGCTTATTCTTTGAATAATTGGTCACGAACCATTCGATCCGCCGAAGCGACACCCCGTTTCGGTGAGTCAGGATATCATTCAGCTGATCTTTATTTTCAGGAATTTCAAAAAACTTTGTAAGGCTCGACAAGAGGATTGTAGATTTGCTCATTAGTAATTCATAGAGTCTACGCCTTAAGTCTCTTCCCATGGTGCCGGAACTCGCTGAATAACTTCCTTTGATTTTGGAGCTGGAACTTGCTTCTGGTGAAAACCGCAGTACCCATTCTCTTTGGGTTTTTTGAGACAACGAACCTTCTGACCGTTGATACCCTTGCAAAAGTGATCCTCCACGAGCGCCAAGTCCCGCATGAGAGACTCGACCGGAATTCCATAAGTCTTCGACATGGTCTCGACAATTGAAATACTCCGGAGATTGACCCGCCGACTGACCTCCTCCTCAATAATCTCCTTCATAGAACATTGCATCTTGGCAATTTTGTCATTGTATTTTTGAAAAATCTCATCCAGAGAAATCTCCATACTACTCTAATGCTAGAAAACCTTAAGAGGCTGATCGGGCGAAGCGCGCCAAAAATGACTTGCGCGCATCCATCTCGACCGTGCTCTCCGTCTTGACCATGAATTTCTTGTTGAATATAGTCGCGGGCGGTATCAACGGCTCGAGCAGGTCCTGGATGGGCTTCTTCATCTGGTTCGTGAAATAGTACTGGTAGTCGATGGGCACGTTCTTCTCCCGGACCCACACA